TATTTGGAATAGCAAACTCATAAACGGAACAACGAGAATGTAAAGGTTCAATAATGCGATTTTTGAAGTTGCAGGTAAGAATGAATCTGCAATTGTTTGAAAATTCTTCGATAAAACCGCGGAGGGCGGGTTGAGTTGATTGTGGGTTTAAGTAATCAGCCTCATCAAGGATAACTACTTTATAACCACCCTGTAGAGATACAGTTGAAGCAAAGTGTTTGATCTTATTACGAAGAGTATCAATGTTACCTTCTTCAGATCCGTTGATTACAATAAAGTCAAGATCAAGTTCATTACACAGCGCTTTTGCAACTGTTGTTTTACCAACACCTGGAGTGCCAGTAAAAAGCATGTTTGGCAATTCGCCGGTAGAAATAATTTTTTGAAATACGCTTTTTAAGCCTTTCGGCAAAATGGTATCGTTAACTAATTGCGGGCGATATTTCTCCACCCATAAGAAATCAGACATTCACATAACTCCATAACAAATATAATATTATACAACATTAAGCTTAAAAAGTAAATGGTGCCTCGAGCCGGAATCGAACCAGCACGCTCGTAATGAGCGACAGATTTTAAGTCTGTTGTGTCTACCAATTTCACCACCGAGGCAATAATTTATTCTTTATAACCATACTCATGTACAAGTTTATCAAACTTTTTAAGTGCCTTTTTAAGGCCTTTACGAAGAGCCTCAATTTCCTCTCGGTGACATTCTTTGATAGAACCACCAAAAGTATAATATTCAATAGTCCTTTGAATGATCTCGTCCCAAGTCTCTACTTCATTGACACACTCAACATCTGATTGACCTACATACACAAGCTTACGAATACCTTTAGGATCCAGGTCTGCGGTTACTTCTACATCTAATTTAATTTTACTCATCATTTAATTTGTATTCAAAGAAACAACAGACTCATAAAGCTCTTCAACTTCTTCTTGTTCTTGTGAAACAATCGCGAAGTTTTGCTTATGATACATGTTAGCAATTTTTTGCAAATATTTCTTTTCAACGTTTGTGTTATCAGCCAAATCTGAAATAATATTTTTTTGCAAATCTTTTTCAGCTTCAGCTCGCGTAGCAGAATTAGAATATTCTACTAGCGCATTCATAATTGTTTTTCTTTCTTCAGGGTTATTCACTATCATCTGTATCACCTGTTCCATTTTCATTTTGCTCAGCACTAGCTTTCTCATCTTGTGCTTGTTTAATAAATCTTGCGAATCGATCATATGTTCCACCAACCATAGTAAGTTCATGTGCTTTAAAAGCACCACGGTCTGTCGCAGTATTAATAATACGCAACACATTAATAAGATCGTCTAATGACAAACCTTCTTCGTCATTTGCTTGATCAATTGTAGTTTCTTCGGCCATATTATACTCCAAACGTAGATTTCTTTTCAAGAGCTACCCAGTATTCAACTGGATTATTTTTAGCTTTGAAATTTGAAAGAAGCTTTGACGAAATAGATACATCGTAATCGTCATTAATAAATTTAAAGTTTGCAATATTAAAAACAAAATTACAAGTAAATCCTGCGGACGAACAATTTGCAATTTCAACTTCATATGAATTTGAAGTAGCATCTTCAGTATCAGTAACAATCAAGACTGGAGTTGCTGCTGGTTCAGATTTACGTATAACAACATCAGTCACGCCAAGAGCTGCTGCAGCTTTTCGCACATTAGCCATGTCAGCAGCTGTGAGAGTAAAAGTAATTTCACATGGAGGCATGGTAATATCTTTAGTAGGAGAAGTAAGAATACTAGGATCAGCAAAGAAATATTTTACTGATTTGTTTCCTTCTTTAACATTCAAAAATTTGGCATCACTACTAATGTCTATGTCTGGATCTTCAAACATATTAACAACACCAAGAAATTCGTTTAGGTCATAGATACCAATTTGACTTGGCATTGATTCAGCAATAGTTGCTTGACCCATAATTGTTTTTGATTCTGACATTGTTTTAATAGAATTGCCAGGATTGATAACAATGTTAGCATTAATGCCAGCAAAGTTTTTCAATGTTGTTAAAGTTTGTTCACTTAGTTTCATCATCACTAACCTCAATATCTTTAATTATAAATGTTGGTTCTTCAAAATCCAATTCCAAATTAATAGTATCCACACTATCAGATATATTATACATCATAGAGTCAGAATTGTACATACTATCAGAATCCCAAGTTGCCGTGATTGAATCTGATATATTCAAATCTGTAATAGATATTGAATCATCTGTAATGCTCATTGAATCATCAAAATATTTTTGTTTATCGTGTTGATTTAAGGCCAACAAACCGTAGTGAAGAATTTTCATTAGATCTTTTCGATTTGCTCCATCTTTTTTACCGTAACGTTGAGCATATTTTAATACGTTGCCCAAGAAGAATCCCATTCCATGACCACAATCCATAATGAACTCAGAAGATTGAAAAGAATTTTTAGAATAATGTTGACCGTAAGTACGATCAACATATTCACTTAGTTCTTCCAATAAAGCAGGTTCGTTAAATTTATACTCAATCATAAACCACCTTATATTTCATTAACAATTTCATCAATAACATTATCGCCTAAACCATTTGATTCAATAAAATCTTGACTCTCAGGTTCAGCTACAACCTTTGTAAATAAATCAGCAAAAGCGTCTTTAGTATCTTCATCAAACCGAGAAATACAAAGCTCAATAGCTTTCTTAGAATCTTTGAAGATTGAAAAGCTTTGAACAATGTGGCATAGACGACGAGTTGAAATGATTTCGTCGACGCCACCATCTTCAAAAGTTTTGCGGATTGTTTCAGACCACAACGTAAGATTATCTGCTAAATCAGCATCTACACATTCGAATTTTTCCATGTGATTCATAACAATCTTTTTCTCAGTTGCTTGAGAAGGATAGGGTTGCTCTAGAGTAATCGTAAAGCGCTCAAGGAATGCTTCATCAATAATCGTAGCAGCAATGAACCGGCCATCGTCTGAACCCTTACCTTTTGTGTTAGCCGTAGCAATCACATTAAATCCTTGAGCTGGGGTTACAACTTCACCAGTCTTCTTAATGAGAACTGGCTTACCCTCAAGCACACCTTGCAAACACATAATCTTATTTGAACCACGATCGATTTCGTCAATAAGAAGTACTGCACCTTGCTCCATAGCTTTGATAACAGGACCTTTTGAGAAAACAGTTTCGCCATTTACCAAACGAAAGCCGCCGATCAAATCATCTTCATCGGTTTCAGGAGTGATTTGAACACGAACATATTCACGATTAGTTTTAGCACAAGCTTGTTCAACCATCATGGTTTTACCATTACCAGAAAGACCAGTAATGTACACAGGGTAGAACATTCCAGCTTTAATAATTGAAACAACATCTTTACAGTGACCCCACTGAACAAATGTTGAATCTTTTGCTGGAACAAAAACTTCGTCATTAACAACTGATGTTATTGCTGTCACAGTTTTCTTCTCATTAAAAGGTATTACAACCGCAGACATATTAACGCGATAGGTTCCACGCTTAACTTTCTCTTGCGACGTAATGTATTTATATGCGTGACTTTCAGGCACACCAATTTCTTTTGCAACAGCCAAAACTTCTTTTACTCGGAATTCGCCGTTTGAGCGATCAGGGTAAGATTGAGCGACAGCATTCAAAAGATTTGTTTCAAAGTTCATAATATAAAGTCCTTATAGGATAATCAAATAAAAATTCACTGTACTAGTATATTCTACATCAGGTATCTGAGAAAGTAAACAGGTTTGTGAAAAAAAGTTTTGTTAATAATATCAATAACATAGAGCATTTCAACATATAAGCCATTGATTTGATTACGAAAAAAAGTTTTTCCTTTATAATCAATGGCTTAGGAAATAACCTCAGCAAATTTGGAAGCCAGAACACGATTTCCTTTCTTCGAAGCAGAATAAGTTGAAAAAGCTTTTCGTATTTGAGCCTTCGAAGCATTTGGGTCAATATCAAAATCTTTAATTTCAGTATCTAGATTTTTATTATTGGCTGGCAAAATAAAGAATCTATCATAACCATTTTTTTCTGGAGTATCAATCACGGCAACTTTATTTTTACGAATAACCTTTTTGATGTCAGAGATCTCATTCGTAAATTCAAAACGAGGAATATATTCACCACCATTTGCAATTGATAATCCGTGTCCAATATCTCTATTACCCTCTGTTAGATAAAAACAAGTCGTTGAAACTCCACTTTCGCGAATAGCTTTTACAAGAGCAGGAGTCATATTTCGAAAGTTTACTGTTTTAGCCTTACCATTCAAAGTCATTACAACTTCGCGTGGATATTGTAATGCGTGCCAAGAATTTTTAATTGTCGTTGGAAGATCCAACATACCATTATTTGATATTTTAATATCACCACCAGCGCCATCACTCAATACAATCAAGTTGAGTTTTTGTACTGGATTCTTTTTCATGAAATCAGCTTTAATAAAATTAAAAGCAAGTAAAGCTTCATTCAATGGTGTTCCACCAAGGGTTTCAATCTTACCAAATCCATAAGCACGAGTTTCAACAGAGAAATAAAGATCTCTACAAGTATCTTCATAAACCTTTTTATTCATATTTGAATTCAACATTTCAAATACACAAGATGATCTGACATCAATATCGCCAACCGTATATTCAATGTCATTCATTTTTTGACTTATGGTTTCATTGTAAGAAGAAAAGAAACCATAAACAACAAATGGTATATTTACTTTTCTACAAAAAGCAGTAATTGAAAGAATCTGACAAACAACATCTTTCAAAATGTCTTGCATTGAACCTGAGTAATCTACAAGTAAAACCAAACCATGTGATTTTGCATCTGCAAGATTTGTGATTTTAGCAAAAATATCATCGTTGTATTTGTATGAATGGAGCTTATTTACATTCAAAGAACCAGTTCTAGCCGTAGAGGCTCGTAGCGTGCGATAAGCAGCTTTGCGCATTTCAAATTCTTTAGCCATAAGACCAACTGAACGTTTGGTATCTTCAACAAACTTATCATAATCTTGATAGATTTCTTGCGTTTTTTCCTCAGCATAGTAAGGATCCCAACGATATTCTTTGAATTTTTTTATAGCACGTTTACGATCTTGAATTACTTCATCGGAAGTAAAATGCATTGATTCAAATTGAGCGCGAGTCATTGGTCTAATATAAATTTTCTGACCACCTTTATCATCAAACATTTCATTCATTTTCTCTTCAGCTTTTCGAAAAGAATTATCTGTTTCAGATTCAATTTCGGCGTCATCACCACCGTCTTCAGATTTGGTGTCTGCCGCAGAGGCAGCTTCTTCTACAGTTTCTTCTGGTTCGGCAATTCCTTCACCAACATCTGCACCTTCAGATTCATCTTCATCTGATTCATCATTTGAAAATTCAGAATCACCACTAGATTCTTCTGCTTCATTTTCATTTGATTCATCTTGATCAATTGAATCCATTAATTGCTCTTGTTGTTCTTGAAAATCGCCATCGCCTAATTCACCACTAGGCATAGACAATTCTTCTTGATCTTCTTTATTCTCTTCTTCAAGCTTCATAAATTCGTATATGGCTTTTGAAACATCTACAACATCATCCCATGTTTCAGTCGTATTAGCCATTTCGAAAAACTTCTTTTCTTGAGGACTAAAATCAATATCAATCAAATCACGAAGCTTTGATTTCAAATTAATTTTATCGATCAAAGAAATTTCAGAAAGATCTACACCACGCTCATGAATACCAAAAAAATCTTGATCAAATAGAGCTTTATATCCACGTTTGAAACAAGAAACAAGGCCTGGATATTTGTTTTGCACAAACCTTTCAATACGATTATCTTCAATCACATTTAAGAATGAGCGTGGGACTTTGAATTCTACTGGAGAATCATGCCATCCTTCAACGGGTGTATAAAGGGCATGGCCAACTTCATGGCCAGTAAATAAATCGATAACGTCTTTATTGTCTGAATTTGTATAAGGCATTCCAAGACGACGATTTTGGACGTCAAACCAAGCAGTTGAAAAATTGCCATATATGACCTCGATATTCTCGGTGGCCATCAATTTGGCTAGCATTGATTTTGAATTTGACATGTATTCCTCCAATTGATAGTACTATTCTACTACATCTATCTGAGAAAGTAAACAGGCTGGCCAAAAAAAGTTTTGTCAATCAAATCAATAACTTACGTAATCTTCTTATATAAGCTATTGATTTGATTGAAAAAAATAAATTGTAACAAATTGTTACGAGCAAAAATGTAACGGAATCAATTACTTAGTCGCTAACCATGTCCATTTTAGAGAAATTATGCTCTTTTTTGAAGGTTATTTTGCTTCTGAACTTACCATCTAGCAAATCACCCTTATGAGATATCACAAAAACGTTAGTATTTGAATCAAGAGTTTGTAGTATCTTATTTAGATTTTCAACTCCATCATGGTCTAACGAAGAATCAAATGTTTCGTCCAAGACTAATAAGTTAGTCGAAGTTGAATTTTTCATTTTAGCAATTTGTCGCCATGTAAACAACAACGCCAAATCTATTCTTTGCTTTTCACCTTCAGAAAAAGATGCATAATTAAAAGAATCTCTATGTCTAGATTTTATTGTCTCATTAAAATTTTCATCTAAATTAAACGAAACAAAAAAGTCTAATACCTGTAAGTATTTATTAATTAAGGTATTCATAACAGGCAAATATTGTTTTACAACTTTTGTTTTGATTCCAGTATCTTTCAACATTTCAGATGCAATAGAATTATAAAGTCTTTCGCCTGATATTTCAATTTTCTTATCATTCAATATATTTTTTTCTTCAATCATT